GACTTTGTTATACTAGCAGCCAAACACAACCGGATGTTTCCGGTTGTGTTTACAGCACTGGTGGCCAGGGGAATTATTCCTTTGTTGGTGGATGAGACAACAGATCAAGAAACACTGACGGAATTGTCTGCTCGCATTGGATCCAAAGCCACCATTACTGCGGTTGACGTTGAACACTTGCCAACTGCACCTGTCAGTGACATTAAGTTTCATGACTACCAGCCTGACGATCTAGCATTTATGCTGTGCACATCAGGCACAACTGGTGTGCCCAAATTGGTCAAGCACAAGCATCGAGCATTCTTTGACATTTATCAAAGCACACGTGGCCGGTATGGTCTGTGCCAGCAGGATGTGGTCATGGCCACTGCCAAGATGAGTTTTGGCTATGGGTTTGCCTTGGACATTATTGTGTCTCCTCAAGAAGGCTGTTTAGCAGTGCTGATTGACAAGCCCCCAACACCAAACCTAGTAATTGACAACATCAAAACACATCGGGTAACACACTTTTTCAGTAATCCCACCATGCTTGGATTATTGGTCAACAAGAGTGGTGCCACTACTCTAGGCAATGACATAAGGTATGTGATTACATCAAGTGAGCCCATCAGTGATATTATTGTTGAAAAATTCAAAGCAAAGTTTGGCATCACCTTGTTGAATGGATATGGATCAAGCGAAACCATGATCAACACAATCATCAATGATGACATACATAGCCGGCAAGGTTCAATGGGCAAACCCATCAACGGATTTGAATTTGCCATACATGATAAAGACGGTAAGGAATGTGAAATTGGTATCCCGGGTATTCTCATGGTAAGATCACCCATGATTTCATGTGGCTACTACGGACAAGAACATCAAGCTAGCGAGCACTTTCCTGGGGGATGGTTTAAAACTAACGATGTTGCCTATCAGGATCTTGATGGATTCTATTACTACGTTGGTCGCGATGGCCAACATGTAAAAATCAATGCCATGTGGACCAGCGCAGCCGAGATTGAAAATTTGTTATTAAGTACTAACAAAATTTCTGATGCAACAGTGACCTTTGCTCACGATGACAATGGCCTTACTAAAGCCATTGCTTATGTGGTACTAGATGATGCTCATAACACAGTCACTACCGCACAACTGCGCGGAGAACTCTTGACTCAGGCCAAGTCTCACCAGGTGCCTAAAGAAATTTACTTTATGCGGTACCTGCCAAGAAGCAAAAGAAACAAGCGTATTACCAACAAACAAATTTTAAACGCACACCATGCTGATCAATCATAATCCAACTCTTCCGGTGTACATACTTGGCACTGGGATTGTGGCCGAGGAATTGCAATTATTAATTCTTGCTGACGGACACAGCTTGACAGAGCTGGTAGAAGTTGATGACTATTCTAGACTACCTGCTGGAAGTCATTGTATCATAGGGTTTGAGCGAGATGATTTTCGAAAACGTTGGATTGCCGAATTGCGGTCAGCCGGATATAATTGGGTCACATACATACATCCCACAGCCGTGGTCTCAGATGTTTCCTTGATTGGCAACGGATCCTATGTTGATCCATTTGTGTTTGTGGGATACAATGCTGGATGCGGAGAATTTTCTCGATTGTGTGCTATGTCTAGTATTGGGCACGGTACACGCCTTGGTAAGAATGTATTCTTAGGACCAAAAACTACAATTGCAGGATCAACACAGGTGGGCGATCATGTAAACTTGAGCATGTGTTGTGTGGTCAAGGATCGTGTTACAATTGCCAGCAATTGCACATTTGCCATGCACACTGTTGTGAGAAAAAATGTAAGTCAACCAGGAAACTATTTTAATGTTGGTAACCGATTAAAAAAATACTAGGAGCAAAAGGTATGTTAAAACGATTAAACCGATTGATGGGCAAAGTTTGGGGCGACTCATCAACCACTATTACTGTGCATTACAATGGTGCACAAGTATATTCAGGTGCAGTGCCCACAGTGTCTGGAACACTTGATGTTGAGTATCCCTGGGATGAAATGGACATACTATGCGAATGGCGTACAGGAACAACCATGGTCAATGGTGATATACCAGTATCAGTTACCATTACTAACGGCAACATGCTGGTGCAAACCATTATGATGAACCATGTTGATCCGGTACTAGAACTTTGGCCCAGGATAGGCATGGTGTGGCCACGACATGTGCCCAAGACTTGGGACGAGGTCATCAATGATTGTTTAAAATTACCGGGATCAGAATTCAGCAACAAGTATGGACTCAGTGATAACGAAGCACGTAGCAGTTTTGATCGAGTCATGGTGGCAACATCAGAAGAGTTTATGGTGCCACGAGTGTACTTGGATCGTGACGCCAAAAATAATATTAAGCTTAACGGAATCCCTTATCAATTTGAACAAGTTCTGGGAGATGGAGAAGTGAGCATTGAGGTACCAAATCACAGCACACTAGAATTTATGTTCACAGTAAGACCAGTTTATCCATTCTGCCATTGCAGTGATGGTCGTGTGAGTGATGCAATGAAGGCCGAAGCCCTGTCTGCAGGAGTAGATCCAAAATTGTTAGAAGCCGACCCTGATAGATTAATTCCCTGGCACCCGGGTGCCACCACTTACTGATGTTGAGTTTGATTCACACTGTTGATGCTGCCACCGAAGCCATGTCCAAGCATGCCGGGCTTGAACTTGGCTTGTCTGACCACCTTGGTGGGTTTGATATTGATGGCTATAACCCAGTACTGGCCAACATAAACAGCATTGCCAAACGGCTTGATATCGCACAACCATTAAGATATCATCAGGTAATACGCCCGGACATACAGCAGAAATATCCAAATTTAAAACTGGTGTACGACACTACCATGCATTTTTCAATACACCAATTGAGAAACTACACCAACACTCCCATAGTTGATTATAAAAATTTTTTATGCAGTTTCAACGGCACCGAACACTTGTCTAGAAAGTTTTTATTGGCAGCTATGTATAGATTTGGATTTTACAATCCTGAGTATTCAAGCAAGAACATTGTGTTTACCAAGGACAAACTTGACGGGGACTTACAAGAGGCTACCGGAGAAGATGCAAGATTCTTCATCAAGTTTTTTATTGCTCCCGGCAGTGATGATTTTTTTAAAACTGTCAACACGTTTGGACAATACAACATGGCCGATACGGTACTTGATGTTAGACATCGCCATCAGCACTATGAAAATGTAGAAATGTTGGAATCACAACTGACTGGTAGTTTCTTACATGTTGTGAGTGAGACCATGGGCACAAGCTATCAACCCTTTGTCACTGAAAAGTTTTTGTACAGCGTGGTTACCCGCGGACTTTACATTGCCTATGCACAACCATTATGGCACCAGCACGTCGAACAATATTTTGGATTCCGGCCCTACACAAAACTATTTGATTATCGATTTGATCACATTGTTCATCCAGTGCATCGCTTGTTGGAGTTGATGACCATGATATCAAAATTTTCATTGTTAAGTACCGATGAATGGCATGATCTTCGACAAATGGAAATGGACACAATCAAATACAACTATGACCACTATTACAGTGGTGCATATCTTGAACATATTGCCAAACACTCTAGTTTTTAACCAAAATATCTGTTATACTTGATACTATATGTTAAAAAACTTCTACCCATATGTGTTCTATCTTGATTGTTTTGAACAATCAGTGGATGACCACACACGGGATATTGTCCGGCAACTTGCTCCAATTGATTCAGGCAGGCAAATAATTTTGGCCTGCTATGAATGGCAGTCGGTTGAAAATATTGTGAGCATGATACACAGCATCACTGAAAAATGCAGTGACAAAAAAATAGTTTGGCTTTTCACACGTTCGTTTTATTTAGATCACCAAGATAAAATTAAAAAAACTGGAGTAGATGTTCGCTTTATTGAGTTTGACATTTTGAATCTCTATTTTGAGATTTATGTTTACAAGACATCCACGCTTAATCCCAGTTGGAATAGTTGGGCAGATAAATTTTTGTTTTTAACTGGCAAGCCCAATCGAAGCAATCGTTTGAAACTGCTGTACAAAATGCATCAACATGGTTTGTTAGACCGCTGTGTTTGGTCACTATTCATGTCAGACGAGTTAAAACAGGTGAGTAGAGATCTGCTTGCAGACTTGTCAGATTTGCAGTATAATAACTTTGTGGAATACAGTATCAACAATCCCGATAATATCAATGTGCTATACGGCGCAGGCGGAACTATGCACTACGATGGGTATCCGTTTGATCATACTCAGTATGCCAACACACTGTTTCGAGTAATATCAGAAACACAGATGTTCAACCAACCCATTGTAACTGAGAAAACTTGGACTACAATTGCCAATCATCATCCGTTTATAATTGCTGGTTATTCGGGCACTAATCGTATACTCAAGCGGCTGGGCTATAAAACATTTGACAAATACATGCGGTACCCTGACTACGACAGTATTAAACACGAAGATCAGCGATTTGATACGATTTTAGAAAGTGTTGAGCATTGGCTTGACAATATAAATCAGTTCAGTGACGACATGTTCAATGACATAGAGCATAACTACAATTTATTGTCTCAGCAGATGATTGAAACCTGGGAACAATTTGAGGCTGTGTATAAAATGCTTGACACCAATGAGTTTGCAGTGTATCAAATTTTACCATCGCCACTGCAACGAGCCAAATGGATTAATTTTTATTACGGTATCAAGGATGCAAGTTGGCCCGATTGTTTTGATGAAACACAATTCTTGACTCTGCCCAAAGAAATTCAAATTGAGTGCACAGAAGTGCACGGATATACAAAACTTTAACAAGGAAATACCATGGGAAAACCATTTGACGTATCAAAGTTCCGCAAGGAAATTACAAAAAGCATTGACGGCTTGTCAATCGGATTTAATGACCCTACAGATTGGATCAGCACAGGTAACTATGCACTGAACTACTTGATCTCGGGCGACTTTAATAAAGGTATTCCCTTGGGTAAGGTCACTGTGTTTGCTGGCGACTCTGGTGCTGGTAAAAGTTACATTTGCTCAGGTAATATTATCAAGAATGCACAAGAGCAGGGTATCTTTGTAGTATTGATTGACAGTGAAAATGCCTTGGATGAAGATTGGCTCAAAGCCCTGGGTGTTGATACTAGCGAAAGCAAGTTACTCAAATTGTCAATGGCCATGATTGATGATGTTGCAAAAACTATTTCAACCTTTATGAGCGACTACAAGGCTTTGCCAGATGGCGAACGTCCCAAGGTCATGTTTGTGATCGACAGCTTGGGCATGTTGTTAACTCCCACAGACGTAAATCAATTTGATGCAGGTGAAATGAAAGGTGACCTTGGTCGTAAGCCCAAGGCTTTAACAGCACTGGTTCGTAACTGTGTCAATATGTTTGGTAGCTATAATGTAGGATTGGTTGCTACTAATCACACATACGCAAGTCAAGATATGTTTGATCCCGATGACAAGATTTCGGGCGGTCAAGGTTTTATCTATGCCAGCAGTATTGTTGTTGCTATGAAAAAACTCAAACTCAAAGAGGACGAGGATGGCAACAAGATTTCGGATGTCATGGGTATTCGTGCCGCATGTAAAGTTATGAAAACACGCTATGCCAAACCCTTTGAAGGCGTTCAAGTCAAGATTCCGTACGAAACAGGCATGAGCCCTTATTCGGGTCTCACTGACTTGATTGAGAAAAAAGGCCTGTTGAAAAAAGAAGGTAACAGTCTTGTGTTTACCACCGGCGATGGTGAAATCATCAAGAAGTTCCGTAAAGGATGGGAGCGCAATGATGATGCATGTCTTGACCGTGTCATGGCCGACTTCGGCAATCAGAAAACAGAGGTAAGTACACCAGAACAGGAGGAGGTAGAATAATGGAAGAATTAGTTAGTGTAGTTTGGGGAGAACTCAAACGGTATGTTAACACAGTTGATCGAGCCGAAGCTGCCGAAACTGTGGTGCAAATTTTAATGGATCACGATAGTGATGTTGAAGATATCAGATCAGCCTTTAAAAGCGACACTGACATCAAACGTGCATTGACTGACTATCTTGACAATGACAAAGACTATGTTGAAGAAGATGAAGAGTTTGAAGAAGATTCAGATTATGAAGAGGAAGATTATTAACTACAAGGCATTCGATGTGGTATAACCAAATCACAGCAAGTCTTGACAAACTTCCTGACTTTATTGCTTATTATGAAAATGAGCTTGATGGAGCAAAGAAGGATTGTCGCGTTGGCGGTCTTATTGAGCGCAACATTAAAGAATTGCCAGGCTTGACTGAACACCGTTTCAATCAGCTACAAGAAATTGAAGCAGTACTCAACTATCTCAATATTCAACTGCGTAAAATTCGTCGCAAGCATTTTCAAAAATATCTAGAAGGCTATGGTCGTGCACTGACTAGTCGTGATGCAGAAAAGTACGTGGATGGCGAAGATGAAGTTATTGATTATGAAACACTCATCAACGAAGTAGCATTACTACGTAACAAGTGGCTTGGTATCATGAAAGGGCTTGATAGCAAACAATGGATGAGCGGTCACATAGTAAGACTTAGAACCTCAGGCATGGAAGATATATCAATATGACCGTTAATTTCAAAAACGATGAGCAAAGTCATCAACACAGCTTGCATACCCTTGAAATGTTATATGAATATGATGACTTCATGGAAAGTGTTACCATGATGGCTGATCTAGGATGTGGCTCGGGGCTTGATCTAGAATGGTGGGCAACCAGGGAGACTCGTGACGAAACTCCTCGTCCACTTAATATTCAGTGCACTGGCATTGACTTACACGAAAAACTGCCCATGGCCAAAAAGTATACAAACATGCGATACCAGTGGCATAATTTCGAAGAGCACCTAGATACAAAAAATAAATTTGATGTGCTTTGGTGCCATGATTCTTTTCAATATGTAATTGATCCCTTCAAGGCTCTCAAGAACTGGTGGTCAATGATGAGTCCCGATGGCATGCTGGTCATCATTGTGCCACAAACCACTAATCTTGAGTTCAACACACAGGCGTTTGATCAACGTGATGGTTGTTATCATCACTGGACTTTGGTAAATCTTATTCACACACTTGCGGTGTCGGGCTTTGATTGTGCCAATGGTTTTTTTCAGAAAAAAGCCAATGACCCATGGTTACATGCAGTAGTTTACAAAAGCCCGCACAGTCCAATGGATCCACGCACAACTTCTTGGCTTGAGCTCGCTGAGCGAGGGTTGATACCTAAATCAGCCGCAGATAGTTTTTCTAGATATGGCCTGGTAAAGCAGAGGGATCTGGTGTTGCCCTGGTTAGATCGTAGTTTGGAAAGTTTTGCCAAGCATTAATTGCTCCAATGGCAGCCCTTTGGCAATCTCAGCCACAGTCCATTCGGTGTGTGCTAGGCCATTTATCCACTGCTGTCGATCAGGCCGCAGTGGATTTTCAATGCTGGCTAGATCTAGATTGCCCACAGGTGCTGCCAAACTTGATGCACCAACAAAGGCTGGAACACCGTTGATTACAGCTTGGACACCGGGGTTGCTATTCCAGTTCACTACAGCCCAGGCTGTGGCAATGCCGGACTCAAAGTCAAAATCGTCATAGGTGCCAGTAATGTGCACAGGTAATTGTATTTTAACATTGGGCCATTGTCGTTGTAGACGTGCTCGAGGATGCGGTCTTATTACGATAGGACGATCGGTATGTTGTTGTAAAGTTGCAATAACATGATCCAGCCAGGCCTCATGATTGGGCATACCGTTCCACTGCTCGCTGTCACTGCGCTGGGTACAAATAACTATTTTCGATCCTTGTTGCCAAGGACGAAGTTGCAATCCAAGTTGTTGTGCGCGATTACTATTGGCAGGATAAGAACCAAAGTCGGCTACACCATTGACCCCGTTAATGCCCACTCGCCAAGTTGTGCCGCGTTTCAAACCACCAACTTCGAGCACAATAACATTACGATTGGTAGAGCGATATGATTGCCAGACTTGTTGATTGCCACGCATACGACCTGCCCAGACTTGGCTCCAAATCACAGCCAGATCAGCTGTTGTTGAATCAGCAACTGTTTCATGCCCGTGATGACGGCAGCTTTGTAAAAATGCTGTCAGTACTGGATGGCCGTTTTGTGCAATCTGATTTGGGAAATAGGAAATACGCATGCGGTAAATATTTACCCGTAAATATGCAAAGTTAAAATTAAGGACATCATGAAAGTTGGAATTATTGGTTATGGTTGGGTCGGCAAAGCAACGCACAAGCTTTTTCCCGACGCAGTAATACATGACAAATATCAAGTTGAGTACTGGAACCCGTTGCCACAATGTGATATTGTGTTTTTGGCCGTACCAACTCCATGGCGTGATACAGAACTGGATTGCACTGAAGTAGAAAGTGCAATTGCTTACTGTACATCAGACTTGATTGTAATACGGTCAGCTACCACGCCAGGATTCGCAGATGCCATGGCTGAAAAATATAATAAACGCATTGTGGTGCAGCCAGAGTATCTGGGCGAGACTCCAGCACACCCAATGTTAGACATGGCTGGACGACAGTTCATGATACTTGGCGGTGACCCTGCTGATCGTCGAGAAGTGATAGATTGTTATGCCACAGTTTACAATGCCAATGTTGGCATACGACAAGTTACTAGAATTGAAGCTGAAATAATAAAACTCAGTGAGAACCGAGCAATATTTTACAAGGTTATGCAATGTCAAGAATTGTATGATGCATGTGAAGCTGCCGGCATTGACTATTATACTGTGCGCGATGCTGTGTATGGTGACGATCCTAGAATGAATTTATGGTGGACATTTGTTTATCCTGATCGTCGCGGGGCCGACTCCAAGTGCTTGCCCAAGGATGTTCGTGCCTGGCTGTCTTGGGCCGAAAGCACCGGTATCGATGCTTTGGCAACCAAAAGCCTACTTGCCTATAATGAAAGCTTGCTTACTTAATGTACCTGGTTAAATATACACTTAATTATAAGGAAACAATGAGTCGTAAATTCTCTGTGGTCACCACAT